AAGGGAGGCTATATGCCAACCGATATCTTCGCTCCCCTCTGGGAGGCTGTGGGCCGGTTTGTTTTCTGGCTCATCAGCTTCTTGGGGTAAGGAGCTAAGTATCTTGGGACTGCTCTGGGTAACCAGGCAGTCCCTTCAGCATATACCTCCCAGTCTATGAGAGGGTCTCTTTATGTAGTTTATCTCTTTACCGAAAGGAGGTATGCTATGGACGAGGTACACACGCGACGTCTGCTAATCGCAGATATCACTGCGTACCAGCAAATTCTCGACAGTCGGGGTATCCCTTATGAGATGCCCTATACTGACGCTGAACTTGCTAAGCTGAAGATGGCGGACCTAAAAATCCTCCATACGACGCTACGCGACCTAAGCAGAACACCGTCCGGTACGAGATAGCTACACGTTTGTCCCAGCTTTAGGCTGGGAACCTCTTCTAAACATCATATGAGGATCCTATGACGCAAGATCGTGAGATCGTCTCGATGCACTCCGAGGCGGTTTTCGCCTACAAGAGTGCATTGTACTGTTTCACGACCGTTGTGTTAGGGGTCCTGTATATGGTGTCGAAGAGCCCCGACATCTTCGAGGATTTGGTAACGGCCATTATAGAGTTTCTCTTATGGCTGGTGTAGCGATACACACACCTTTTCTCGATGCTCATCCAGAGTACTCCGGCACTTTGTCGGGCCGGGTAGGTCTGAACTCCAGGATGGTCGTGGATAACGGGGAATTCGTGCGGCTGTATGCGTACAGTGACGATTCGATAGCTTGGTCGTCGAGTGAGGCCAGCGTAGCTGACCTCACTTCAACGATCCAGATTATTCGATTTCGTCACCGTCAACGCAGACGGCTGCGCTGGGTTCTCCAGTATACACGTGTCCATAATGGTCAGATCTATACCTCGAACACTCCTGTTGATCCGCCTTCGTATAGAACGGAGAGATCCGGCTATATTACGGCAGGTTTCAACGGAGCTACGGGGCAGTACCCGCAGGCGATACGTGACGCACGCCGGCGTGCCTCTATGGGAGTACAACCCCAAAGAAGCCGTGTGAGACATCCGATTAATGCACCTCTTCGACCGTCTCCAGAAACTATCTCTAGACCTTTTCTTGCTGTTAACGAGCTATGTATTGGTACGGGTAATCCTTATCAGACTACCCTACAGACCAAATCATATGCTCGCTATAGCAGGACTTGGACCGGAGTTAGGACTCCTGGTTTTAGTCGTTTGAG